GAGGACGCCGGCAACTACTTCGCCCTCCAGCAGTCGGGCAAGGAGTTCGATTTGGAAAAGCTCGTCACTGTGAAGCTCGCGCCGGGCGTGTCGGTCGTCGCGGGCCCGACGACGAAGACGCCGTACAGCGAGGAGGTTGGCGAGATGCTGGAGGAGGTCAGCAAACCGTACCTGAATGAGCACGCCTGCCGGCTGGCGGAGCCGGGGAAGTTCGTGCGTTTTCGCAGGGACAACTCGAAGAACCCGAACGTGATTTACGGGTTCAGGAAAGGCGGCGGCTCGGAGATTCAAGCATACAGATACCCGAAGTCCTCGTGGACCGCCGACCGCGCGCGTAAGCACTGCGCGGGGCACGGGGGGCGGTTCGAGGCGGCGACCAAGAAGTGCGCCGAGTGTGACGAGGAAAAGGAAGTTGAAAAAACGGTCGAGAGTACACGAGAACGAGACGGACACGAAGCAGCCTCCTTGTCGGGGGTAGATGCGCTATTGGCTATTTTCAAAAACAGGGAGACAGAGATGTCTGATGAGAAAAAAGCCGCGGACAAATCCGACGAGAAGGTCGACGAGTCCAAGGCTCTTGAGGAAAAGCAGAAGGAAGCCGCCGCAAACTTGAGCAAGCAGGTCGCGACGGCTGTGGCGACGGAGCTGAAGCCGGTGTTCGAGACGCTGAGTGGCACGATGAAGACTATCGGCGAGAGTTTCGCCGCGATGGTCGCTAAGTCAGCCGACGAGAAGCTGGCTGGGAAAGCCGCCGACGAGGAAGTGGAAGACAAGGAAGACGAGGGCGAGGTTGAGAAAGCCGCTGCCAAGAAGGCTGATGAAGATGAGAAAAAGAAAAAGGACGCAGAAGCGGAGAAGAAAGCCGGAGACGATGAAGAGAAGCCCGCCGAGAAAGAGGCGGACAAGTTGGAGGATGTCCAGAAGACGCTCGCAACCCTCACTGACAAGTTGATCGAGGTTGCCAAGAGTGTCGAGGTCCTCGGGAAGGCGACGCCGCCCGAGATGGTTCGGGACGAGAAGGTCGAGACGGAGAAGTCCGCCGATAAGGACCCGAACAACTGCCTCGACAGCCTCTTCCCGTTTGCCTATGATAGTTAGGGCGGGGCGGGCATCCCATTTTTTGTTTCCGGTAACAAGGAGAGACAAACGTGATTGAGATAAAACTACCGATCGAAAAGCTCCTCGCTACGAAGAGTGCGATCGACCAAACCTCCCTTCCGAATAGTGTGTTTAACCGCGCGCAGGCGGACAGGTTCATCGATCTCGTTATTAACGAGTCGGTACTCCTTCAGCACTGCCGCGTCCAGCGCACGAACAAAAACAAGGGAGAGATCAACAAGCTGGACCTCGGCACTATCGTCACCGCCGGTGCGTCTACGCAGTCAAAGGCTCAGACGTATGTACCGACCGAGAGCGTTGTGACCTACGACAACGAGAAGTACCGCAGCGCGTTCGACCTGAAGACGGACTTCTTGGAGGATAACCTGGAGGGCAAGGGCGTGCGGGACACGCTGCTCACCATGTTCTCGAAGCGCATCTCGATTGATACCGAGCTTGCCGCCATCGAGGGCGACAGCAGTCTGGTAACGGGCGACACCCAGACGGCGAGCAATAACTTGCTTGGCGTCAATGATGGGTGGAGTGTGATTCTTCAGGCGAATGTCCCTGCCGCGCAGCAAATAGACGCTGCTGGTGCCGCTCCGAGTAAGAAGCTGTATTACGACATGAAGCGGGCTATCCCCAGCCGCTATCGAGCGGCAAAGCCCGATTATGTTTGGATCGTACCTTCTGGTCCGTCGGACAAATTCTATCTTGATATGAGTGATCGCGAGACTGAAGATGGGGATGCTGCCCTTACTCGCAAAAACTCTTTGAAGAATTGGGGAAATGTTGTCGTAGGGGGTCCGTGGGGAATCCCGATGCTTGAAGTTCCGCTGATGCCCGAGGATTTGTCCTGGGGGACGGCTGGTACTGATGGCAGCGAGATTTGGCTGACGCCGCTGAAGAACCTCATCTACTTCGTCCAGCGCGACATCACGATCGAGTGGGATCGGCAACCGCGCCAGGACGTGTGGGAGGTGACGATCCACTTCCGCGTGGACTTCGAGGTTGAGAATCCGGCGATGGTCGTGCTCGGTGAGAACATTTCAATGGCGGGCAACGACTATACCTAGTCACGAAAACTGAACAGCTTTGTGCGGGCTGGTTCCTGAGCCGCCACCGGAACGCGAACCCCCGGTGGCGGTTTTCTTTTCTAGGGGGTAGTCGTATGGAAAAAGGTTTTAAGTATCTTGGCGAGGACACGAGGGAACCCGCGCGCGCGCTACCCGAGGACTGGGATGGCAAGCGCATCTGCCTTCGCTTTTCCGGGGGCGTGGGCGACGTGGTTGTCGCGATCGGCGGCACTGCGCGCGCCCTGCACGCGCGTGCAGCCTGTCAAGTAGTCGCGGCGACACTAGATCACCAGATGCCGTTGCTGGCACAAATGGAGGGCGTCGATGAGACGGTGCCCTCGACGTACTTGAACGACCCGGCGGTGCGTGCGAAGTTCGATGTGCTGTTGGAGTTCTCGCAGGTGTTCAACAGGACGCGGGTGTTGCGGCGGGGGAGCTACTATGGGCTCGTGTCGAAGCGGGTTGGCATCGAGGTGAAGCCCGGCAAGTTCCGGTTCGAGTACGCGCCTCAGTGGCGTGGGGGTGAGAAATTAGCCGTCGTCCACGCGGGTTCATCGAACCCGAACCGGCGGTGGGATGAGGCAAAGTGGCGAGAGGTCATCAAAGGGTTGGCTGCTCGTGGGTATGCGGTGCGCTGCCTTGGCACGCGGGATGAGTGGGGGCTGCACGCGCCCGACAGCGATGTGAAGAAACTAAGCGAGCAGTCCGATGATCTTCTATGGCAGGCTGAACAATGCGCCGCTACTCATTTGTTCGTGGGCACTGACTCTGGGTTCGCGCACGTGTGCGGGGTGCTCGGGGTGCCGGGGGCTGTCTTGTTTACAAACACGGTGCCCGAAGACGTGATCGGGGAATACCCGACGTTGAAAGCCGTACACGCCTATGACAAGCTGGGCGTAAAGCCGAGCCGGAGTCTTCGCAAGGACGACCCGCGGGCACTGGAATGTGGCGCGGCAATCGAGCCGGCGGACGTGTTTCGGGTGCTTGGTTTGAAGGAACCGAAAAAGAAGAAGGAGGAGCCGATGCTGGTGCAGCCCATTACGCGACTTCGCGTACTCGTAGTTGCCGGGAAGGGTTCGCCGGCGCTGCACACAATTGAGCGGGCGTGCGACGTGACGTATGGCGCGAAGCCAGCGTCGGAGTACGACGCCGTTATACTGATTCACAACAAAGGAACGCGCGCGATACGGGATAGGACTCCGCCCTGGTTGCTAATGGCGAGCAGGACTGATCCGGATCAGGCGATGCGCGCGCTTCGCGAAGTAGTCACAGCGGGGAGGCGGAAATGAATATAGTGGAATGGGCTCCACTGATTGCAGTCATATTTACGGTCGTGGGGAGTGCCGGGGCTATCTGTTACAAGATGGGCAAGATTGAGCAGTCCATCAAGACGCTCGTGGGTTCGGTTGATACGCTAAACAAGGCGTTTAAGAAGTGTGACGATCGCCTCGACGAGCACGATAGGCGGCTTGACCGGCATAGCTTGCGGATTGAACAACTTTCAGAAGGGGAAAAGTGATGGCAAGTGCGAGTGCGGCGTCCAACCAAACAGTAGGCGGGACGGCTGAGCTGATCTTCGACTCGAACAAGGGCAAGTGCTCTCGATTCTTCGTCGGTGTTCGCGCGGGTGGGGCGCGAGCTTTGATGGTTCATATCAGCGGGCTCCACGAGGGTAACGAGGCGACCGGGGATTATGTCGGCATTCCGGTCGGAAGCTCACTGGAGTTCCAACACAACATCATGGGCATCGCTCGTGTCTGGGCAAAAGGTGACGGGGGGGACTGCGCGGGCGTGGATTGGGGCGTGACCACTCGGCAGGGACACTAGGGGGTAGATCGTGGGGAACTACGCGACGAACGCGCAGGTAAGGGCGCTCAAGATTAACGGCTCTGTTGTCGATCTAGCGGCACACACGAATGCCGAGATCGACGAGGAGATCGTTCTTGCCGAAGCGATTATCGAGTCTATCACCGGCGACATCTTCTACACGAAGACTGAGACGAACAATTTCGACGGGAACGTGCTGCCCGAGGTTTTCTTCCCACCGGAGATTCCCTACCGGCTGCTGACTATTACGAGTTGTTTGAACGTGGACTTGGACGGCACGACTCTTGACACTTACGTCGAGGACGATGATTTTGTCAAGTATGATTATTGGCTCCAGGTGGCGCTCGCGTACAGTG